AACAATGGAATCGATAATCTGGGTAAACATGCTCCCACTTGGGACACCTTTAACCGAATGAACAATTTCATCCGCAAGGATAAAATCCTTTTCGATGAAATCATTCTCAATGATTTCAAACAACCTTTCATCCTCCGAAGAGAGTGTCGGGAATGCTTGCTTTATGATGCTAAAAGCATCATGGATCAACCACGCTGAAATAGACTGATCAAATTTTGAGTAGTCAAGACTAACCCAAAACTTTCCCCAGTAACGCATACCGGAGATCACTCCCGACAGCTGCTTGTCCCAATCTTTCCCACCGGCATACCAATTGGTATTAGCCATGTAGTCCTGAATGGGTCTTGCAAACCTGAGCTCGGCCAGAATGACGAACATGTCAATCATCGAGACCATACGGGTTTTGTGATCACAGTCATGTGTGAAAGTACCATCCTCCTCAAAAGCGTGTCCGTTACCCTGGGTTCTAACGGCAGGTAAGATAGGCTTTCCAAATGATCCGTTCACCATTGCTTCCTGAACTTCTTTTGTATACCGTTCAAAGATATTCTCCAGATTTTCCCCTTTCTCCTTTAGACCAGTTTGAATGGCCAAGAAGCCTGCATGGGTGTCCAATTTCGGGAGACTCATACGTATGTCGTCGTCAGAACCATACGTAAGTGGACTGAGATTAAGATGAGCGAACTCCATCTTAAACTCTTCAAGTGCAGCTTTGTAGTACTTGTTCCAGCCGAAGTAAGAATGGTTAGGTTCCGCAAATGCTAAAGCATTATCGCGGAGCTTGCTGTATTCCTTCACGCCTTGGGAGAACAGCTTACCATCTTTCGAAGACCTAAGATTCCAAAGATACTTCATGATACGCTTAAGTTTCCCTCTCCAGGTTGGCCTAACGTACCGAAGCAACAAGTCCTTGACTCGATAGTCAAAATTCCGCCTATCATAGTCCCTCCGCAAGGAGTTTCTAAAGACCCTAAGACGGTTTTTTGACCCTGCATCAAGGGCTTGAATGAGTTGAGATGCATTTCTCATCTTAGCATACCTCCTTGTTTTAGTTTTAAAGGATACCTACTGCGATCTCTGGTTTTAATTCTCAGTAGAATAGTGTTTTGTTTTCCACCACGAAATGGGTAATATTTAACTACTCACACCTTAAGTAGTCCAACTTAGCGTGCTGGCAAACGAGGCATGTTTGGACGTAAACAATGCACAAACCGTCTACTACAGCTCCGTAGAAGGAGAGGCAGATTTCTAGTTCTGCAAACCGAGCTCTTTCAACACTAGGAGCAAGTGAGTCACTCACATCTTTACAATTCCAAGTGAACCAGTTTTAT